TTGGGTGTAAGAACAACTAAGGCTGTAAAACGAATAGGTTGCTCTAATCTTAAACAGATGATTGAGGATGATAAACTTATTATTCAAGACCTACAAATTATTAGTGAACTATCTACGTTTATTGTTAAAGGACAATCTTTTGAAGCTGACGATGGGTGTACAGATGACTTGGTTGCGTGTATGTTTATATTTGCATGGGCAACAGACCAGACGTATTTTAAAGAATTAACTGATATGGACATAAGACAGACTATGATGAGAGAACAACAAGACATGTTAGAACAAGACATGGCGCCGTTTGGATTTATGGTTAATGGTTTAGAAGATGAAAATATTGGTACAATGGTTGATGAATATGGAACACGTTGGAGTCCAGTAGTTAGATCCCACGATTCGGATTGGTAAAGGTCTAAATAAATTCTATTAGATCATTGTCATTCTTAATCCAACAATTTAAACATAATATTAAAGAGCTGTCTATAAGATTAATTATTTCTTTGCGACTTTCATTATTTACACCAACTCTTTTTGTTAGTTTACGGATTTTAGAATCGTGGGGGTAAAACTTTAAACATACGGTTTCACTTTCTCCACAATGTTTGCATGACTTTTCTGCAAGGAATTCGTTAAGCAAAACAATTCTTTTGCGATAGTTTCTACGAGATACTTTTTTAATAGTATCTTTATATTTTTCGTAATGACTATTTGACATAATATTATTTATATGCAAAGACACATATAAAATGTAGTTTATGGAAACTATTTTTTTATAAATATTAGTGAAGATTAAAAACACTCTAATATAAAGGAGTCAAAGACATGGCATTTTTAGTTTCGCCTGGCGTTCAAGTCAGAGAGATAGACCTTACAAATGTTATCCCAGCAGTATCCACCTCAATAGGTGCAATTGCAGGGCCATTTGAAAAGGGGCCAGTTTCGTCTGTAACTACAATTAGTTCAGAGGAACAACTGGTACAGTTATTTGGTAAACCAAATGCAAACAATTTTGAGTTTTGGTTCACAGCCTCTAACTTTTTACAATATTCTGATGCACTTCGTATAGTTCGTGCAGAATCAGGAATATTAAACGCTGGTGCAAACTCAGGCATACTTATTCGTGATGATGATCATTACGAAGCTTCATTTTCCACAGGACAAGGTTCTCATGGTGAATGGACTGCAAGGTCTGCTGGAACACATGGTAACTCACTTGGTGTAGATATATGTGGAAGTGGAAGAGCATACACACAACCACTTGGTACACTTAACTTAGTTAATGGTGCTGGTGCGGTTGGTGATTTGTCTATTACGGTTGATGATCAAGATGCATCAAATGCTACAATTTCAGCTGGTGACATCATTGGTTTCCAAACAAACAACGCTGTTACAGCAGTTGTTGATGGTGCAATCACTACTGCAACTAAAAACCTTACGATTAATGGTAACTCTGGTACAGCTGCAGTTGGACAACGAGTAATCGGTGCAGGCATTTCTGATGGTGGTGAGGTTGTTAAAATTGCAACAGTCACTACACAGAGTGCAGTGATACTTGACAAAGCAATCACAGTTGCAGATGATGTGGTGCTTGCACTTACAACAGATGCAAACGTAGAGTCTAAAAATCAAGAATACGAAGTAGTTTCTGTTTCATCTAATACTCTAACAATTCGTTTGTTAGATGATCCTGCTGGAGCTGGATTACAAACTGTAATTCCTGACAACTCATACATCACAAGACGTTGGAGATTTTCTGACTTATTTGATGCTGCGCCAGGCACATCTGCTTGGGCAACTGCAAATGGTCGTGGTGAAAAAGATGAAATCCACGTTGCAGTTTATGATACAACTGGTGATATCACTGGTTATGATGTTGATGTTGCAGGACAACGGACAAGTGCAATAATTGAAGTTTTTGCTGCCATGTCAAAGAACTCAGCTGGAAAATCTCCACAAGGGGACAACAACTATTATGCAGATATTATTTTCCGTAAATCAGAATTTATTTACTGGACGGATCATCTCAGTCAAGGTACTAATTGGGGTACAGATATTGCAACTGGTACAGACTACACATTAGTAAGTGAAGTTGTAAGTGATTCACTAACTGGTGGAACAGATGATTATTCTGTTACTGCTGGAGAAATTGAACTTGCATATGATAATTTTGAGGACACAGAAAATCTTGACATCAACCTAGTATTAGGTGGGCCAAGTTCTGGTGTTGCTGATACTGAACTTGGGCATGATACCCACGTAACAATGATTACTGCACTTTGCGAAACTCGTAGGGATTGCGTAGGATTTGTTTCTCCGTATCGGGCTGCAACAGTTGGTGGAACAAGCAACGTAACTATGACTAAAAATGTCAAAGATGCGTTTGATGCATGTCCATCATCATCTTACATGGTATTCGATAGTGGATACAAATACATGTATGACAAGTACAATGATGTTTATCGGTATGTGCCACTGAATGGTGATACAGCTGGTCTTTGTGCTCACACAGATACAGTTGCTGATCCGTGGTTCTCTCCTGCTGGTTATACTCGTGGCAACGTAAGAGGTGCAATTAAACTTTCTTACAACCCACTAAAAGCAGATAGAGACATACTTTATAAATCTAGAATTAATCCAGTGGTTAATTTTCCTGGCCAAGGCGTGGTTCTGTTCGGTGACAAAACTGCTCAAACAAAACCAAGTGCATTTGACCGCATTAACGTCAGACGATTATTCTTGGTTCTTGAGAAAGCAATTGCAACCGCAGCTAAATTTCAACTCTTTGAATTCAACGATGAATTTACAAGGGCACAATTTAGAAACCAAGTAGAACCTTTCTTGCGTGATGTGCAAGGTAGAAGAGGTATTACTGATTTCTCTGTAAAATGTGATGGTACAAATAACACTGGTGAAGTTATTGACCGTAATGAGTTTGTTGGAGATATATACATCAAACCTGCTCGTTCTATCAACTTTATCTCATTAAACTTTATTGCGGTGCGAACTGGCGTATCGTTTAGCGAGGTAGGAGGATAAGTCATGGCTAGTATTAACGATTTTAAAGCAAACTTAATCGGTGGTGGTGCAAGGGCTAATCAGTTCAGAGTAACTATTACCCCTCCGCCAGGCATCGCAATTGGTCTTGATGTTCGTAGAACATCTTTCATGTGTAAAGGAACTAATCTTCCTGCACAAGAACTGACCCCAATCGAAGTTCCCTTTCGTGGCAGAAAAATTTATATTGCTGGAGATAGGGAATTTGGTGAAACTTGGACGACTACATTCATTAACGATACGGACTTTATGATTCGTAACGCAATGGAAAGGTGGTCTAATGGAATCAACGACTTAGCATTAAACACTGGTGTTATTGACCCTGCTGATTATCAGACAGATTTAACTGTTGAACAGTTAGATAGAGATGATACAATTCTAAAGACTTATATTTTTAGAAGTGCATGGCCAGTAAGTATTAGTCAGATTGAATTGACTTCAGAAGCAGCTGATGCTCTTGAAGAGTTTGAATGCACATGGAGATATCAACATTTTGAGGCTTCAGGCGTTAACTTTTAGACCTACTAAATAGTATTAATTAGTAGGAGATATTATGGCAGAGTTATTTGGATTCAAAATTCAACGATCAGCTAAGGATTCGGGTGGGGAAACAACTTTCTCCACTCCAACTCCTGATGACGGCACTATAGACGTTGCTGGTGGTGGTTTTTTTGGACAAGTTTTAGACACAGATGGTAGAGAACGAACCGATTTAGATTTAATTCGAAGGTATCGTGATATTGCTCAGCAAGCAGAATGTGATACTGCAATTGAAGATATTATCAATGAGGGTATTGTTGCAAACCAAAACGATGTAGCAGTAGAAATTACTTTAGATCGTGTACCCTATCCAGAAAAAATTAAAAGAAAAATACGTTCAGAATTTCATGAGGTCTTGCGACTTCTTAGTTTTGAACAAAAAGGTCATGACGTTTTTCGCAGATGGTATGTAGATGGTCGTGTATTCTATCACAAAATAATTGATACTAAAAACCCTAGAAGGGGCATTACCGAATTAAGATATATTGATCCTACTAAAATTAAGAAAGTCAGAGAAGTTAAAAAATCATTAGACAAAAAAACTTCAATACAAATGACTGAAAAAATTGAAGAGTATTATATCTATAATGAAAAAGGATTAGCGTCAGCTGGAACTTCTGGAAGTAATCAAGGATTAAAAATTGCTTATGATTCAATTTCATATTGTCCATCTGGTTTAATAGACGGCAATAGTGGACGAGTTCTTTCTTATCTACACAAAGCAATCAAACCTGTTAACCAACTTAGAATGATTGAAGATGCGTTAGTTATCTATCGTATATCAAGAGCGCCAGAAAGACGTATATTCTATATTGATGTTGGTAATCTACCAAAGATTAAAGCAGAACAATATTTAAAAGACGTAATGAATCGTTATCGTAACAAGTTAGTATACGATGCAAGGACAGGTGAGATTAGAGATGATCGAAATCATATGTCTATGTTAGAAGATTTTTGGTTGCCTCGTAGAGAAGGTGGTCGTGGTACAGAGATTACAACTTTGCCAGGCGGCTCTAATCTAGGAGAGATTGATGACATTCAATATTTTCAAAAGAAACTTTACAAGTCTTTAAATGTTCCAATATCTCGTATGGATTCTGATGCTGGATTTTCTTTAGGTAGAGCATCAGAGATAACAAGAGATGAATTAAAGTTCACTAAGTTTGTGCAACGTATTCGTAAGAAGTTTGTTCCTTTATTTACAGACATTCTTAAAACGCAGTTGTTATTGAAGGGTGTAATTGCACCAGAAGATTGGCCCGCAATTCAAGAACATATTCAATATGACTTTTTACAAGATGGACATTTTTCAGAGTTAAAAGATGCAGAACTTCTTAATGACAGACTTTCAGCACTTGACGGAATACAATCATATATCGGTACTTTCTTTAGTAAAGAATATGTATTAAAGAAAGTCTTGCGTATGAATGATGCAGAAATTGCTGATATGAATGACCAAATTAGAAAAGAACGTGATACTGATCCTATGGACGGTGGTATTGATGTTCCTGATGGTGGTGACGGAATTACTCGTTATCCACAAGATGGCGCTGGAGGAATAGTAACTCCAGAAGATATGCCAGATTATGAAGACCCAGAACATGA